TGGGAAAGAGCTTCAGGTTCAGTTCTTGTTCGATCTGCTCAACCCACCGCTTGACGGTGTGCTTCACAAGCTGAAGGTCTTGCTGCTCAGTGTTTGAATAGGTGCCGTGGCTCAAGTCTTGCAAGAAGACCGGCGGCAAGTTGTAGATGCGCGCGATCTGCTCAATCACGAACCGCTGCGCCTCAATCATCTGCGACTTTTGCGGGTCGGCGCCGATGCTTTTGATGTCCAGGCCCGCAGGCATTACAAGTGCCTGGCGCTGTTCCTTTGCGGCCTTGCGCACGGCAGCAGCCAAGTCATCTGCGGCCCGGTCCATTGCCTTGCCGCTTTGAAAGTTGCCCGTGACCGCGAAGGGCGGAACGCCGCCGTTGCGGAAATAGCTGCCGCCATACTTCGTCATCGCCTGCGCCATCGCCACCACTTCGCGGTTGGTGATGATGGGCGAACGATGCCCGATGCGGTCAGGCTTCAGCATTGCCGCGATGTCGATGACTTCGGCGGATTCATAGCGCACAGTGCGCCTGCCGTCCTGGTAGTCGATGACCTTGCGCCCGTCGATGCGGCGAACCGTGCTGTTAAGCGGGTCCAGCGGCCACAGGGCAATGACCTTGCCCGATGCGCTGCGCTCAATGTAGGTGAGGCCGCGCCCGCCCGTCAGGGTCTGTTCCATCGTGTACTTGCGCCACTCGAACGACGATGTTGGTTCGTCGTTGACGCGCTTTTGCAGCATTTCGGCCAGCGGGTCGGTGATGCGCTTCCGCCCGTCTGCGGTCTTGCGGTAAACCAGCAGCGGCAAGCCTGCGATGGTGCCAGACAGGAAGTTGACCGCCTGCCATATTGCCGGGACGCCAAGCGCCGTTTCGATGGTAACGACCTCGCCCGAACTGTTGGACATGCCGTCGCCGTAAAGCCAAGTCACCAGCGCCTGCGAAGATACCGGAATGCCGGGGTCTTCCACGTTGCGCGTCTCGGCCTTGCGGTTCCATCCGAACATCAGAAAACCATCCTAAATTCGGGGTCCGCGTCCCAGGGGGTTGCTTTGGACACCGGCTCATCGCGCGCCGTCGCCGCGCCGACTGCCATCGCAAGAGCAACTGCCATATCAATCCTCGCCGTTGCTTTTTGCTTGGTGAAGCGGCGCAAGTCCGCCGGCGACCGCTCAAAGGCCGCAGAAGACACCGCCGAACGCAGCGCCGGGTTCACATGCACGCGGATGCGGCGCTCAAGGATCAGCGTTTCAAGCTGGTCAATGGAGCCGGGCATCCAAAGTTGAATCTCTTTGCCGTCTGGCGTCTCGCGCTTCCGCTTGCCCCACCCCTGCGGATGGTCAAGGAGCGGCAATTCACCGCCCAACTCGTCCACCTCGCCCTCAAAGTCGGCAATCAGGAAGTTGTCGTAAGCGATGAAGTCAAAGTCGAACATTTCCGCATCGGCCAACAGGTCGCGGGCGACGAAATCAAGCCGGGTTTTGCTGCCCGGCGTGGCCGTGATGAACCCGCCCTCAACCCACTTGTCGTAGGGCGCCCCATCCTTCTCCGCACGGGGCGCGATTGTGTCTTTCGGCGTGTAACCATGCACAAAAGCGGCGAATTTCGGCTTGCCGTCTTCCGCGAACCCATCCTCAAAGACCAGCGCTTTTGCGGTCAGGTCGGCCTTTGCCGACAAATCAAGCCCCGCGTAGGCCCGCTTGCCTTCAAAGTCGGCCAGATCAAGCGTCGAATCCTCAATGGATTCCCAGGTTTCGCGCGCAATCCACGCCGACTCTGCGTCAGTCCAGATGCAGAAGTGCAGCCGTTTGATGCCGTTTGCCTTGGCCGGGATGTCTTTTGCCTGCTTTACCTGAATTGCGAGGTAATCCGCAGTGATTGTCGTCCCGATAAGCGGGTTGGCCTTGATCCAGCATGACGGGTCGGTGAAGGGGTCGTCGCCGTCATCAAGCGCACAGACATAACTCAGTGTCGTGTCGTCCAGCACATCGCCAGCCGCGACTGCAACTGCGTGCTTCCGTTCTGCCCAGCAGATCGACTTCCTGTCGGAGCCGCTGTTGGTAATCATCACCAGCAGCGGCTGCTCGCGGAACTTGAAGCCCCGTTCAAGGATCTCAATCACGCCACCGTCGGGGTGTTCATGAACCTCGTCGCAGAGCGCGAAGTGCGGACGCGGGCCGGAACCCGTTTTCTTCGTCTCGCGCGACACGGGCCGGAAGAATGACCCGCTTTTGAGGTGCGCCAAGTTGTATTCACGGCCAGGGCCGCCGCTTCTGCGGATCACCCGGTCAAGCGAAGGGGCCTTGTCGACCATCTTCACAGCGTCCGAAAACAGGATGCCGGCCTGCTCTTTCGTCGCTCCTGCGCTGTAGATTTGTGCGCCAGCTTCGCCATCGGCAACCATGCCGTAGAGGCCGACTGCGCCGATCATTGGCGATTTGCCGTTGCCCTTGCCTTGCTCGATGTAGGCCCGCCGGAACCTGCGCTTGCCCGTGGCGACGATCTTCCACCCGAAAAGCGAACCGCAGATGAACTTCTGCGAGGGGTCCAACTCAAACGGCACCTGGTCGAACTGGCCTTCACTCAGCCGAAGCACTGTCCTGCAAAACCCAAAGAACCGCTCGGCGGCAGCGACATCAAACGCGAGGCCGCGCTCGTGTCCCGTTGCCAGGTCATTTATGTGCCGCGCGCAGGCGTCCCGAACATGCGGCCCCGCAACGATTTCCCCGGCGATGACCTTCTGCGCGTAATCCGTAACCGGATCAGTTGAGATATTCGTCGCTGGGGTCGGCTTCTTCTTCATTCGGGGCGGACACTTTCGTTCTGTCAGAAGGCGTCCCGCCCATTGACGACAGGCACATGCGCAGCTGCGCAAAGCCGGCCATCGGGAAAAGCGGGTCAGCCGTCATTGCGGCGCGAAGGCGGGATGCCACCTCGACCACCGTGCGGTCGGATTTACCGAGCCAGGGCAATTCATCGGCGAACTGCGCCCATGCTGCGCGCTGTTCCGGCGTGAAGCCCCGCGGTGCAGCGCCGAGCGGGTCAACCTTCGGGCTGGAGCGGCCCTTGAACCGGCCGGGGTTCTTCCCGTCAGCCCCGGTGGCCTCTGCAACCTTGGCCGGCAGTCTAGGGCGTGCCATCGGAATCCTCTGAATTGTGGACGCGAGAGTTCTTGCCCAACAGTCGGTACCCAGGCCCCCTCGGCCAGAGGCGTCGGCACCCCCTATCCCGCCGGGAACAGGTGCAGCTGGCCGTATGTCTTCGCGCCCTTGAGGCCATTGCACTTGCGGCAGGCGCATTGCGTGTTGGCGTAGGTGTGGTCGCCGCCGTCAGCCAGCGTCACGATGTGGTCCAACTCAGGCGCGCGCGGGTGCATCTTGCCGCGCTGTGTTCGCAACGTCAGCTTGCCGCAGATGCCGCAGCGCCAGCCGTCACGCTCAAAAACCTTGAGCGGGCTGACGCGCTCTATCCTAGAAGAGCCCTTCTTTCTTGCCCTGCGCCTGGCTTTCGCCTGCTTCTGCATTTCTCTGTACCCAGGTTGCGTCCGGGCAAGAGCGTTCTTGCAAACCTTTGAGCAAAACTTAGTTGAACTAAACTGCTCTCCGCTCATGGCCACAAACTCAGTAGAGCAAGTGGCGCAGTTCCTAGTGGTTCCTTTGACGGGAATGTAGCTGCGGTGACTGCCCAGGCTAACGCAGCTGTTGCAACGTATAGCGCCAAACCTTCCCTCTTTGCGCTGGCCGCAACCTGCGCACCGCAACCGATAGACCGAGTGCAGAACCCGTAACCCGTTAGCCCTGGCTGGCCCCTCAATCTTCCGCCAATCCTGAAAGCACTCCCTAGAGCAAAAAGATTTTCGGTCCTTAACCTTAGGCCTGTATTCAACTCCACATGCCCTGCACCTACAAAGCGGGGTGGATTTGAGGGTGGCTTGGCGCAGCCGAGGTGGCAGACCCGCGCTGCCGTTAGCCGCCCTTTTTGCCAGATGGCGCCTTATCTGCTTGTGCTCTTCCATGCAGCCCCTGCACAGGGCTTTGATGGTCTTAGGACTGAGCGCCCCGCAACCTTCGCACAACGGTTTGGGCTTAAGCTTTTTCTGCAAGCGCTCGGGTTTAGCTTTTTTCTCAGGACGGGGCTGACGCGCAGTCTCGGCCCGCGCAGCTCTGCAACTATCGCAGCTAACGGGCGGGCGCCCGCGTTGGCCAGCACGTTGATGAATGAATTGCGCGCCGCACTCGCGGCATGGTATTCCGTCAAAAGCCATAGTGAACCCATCCGTTCATTGGTGGTTAGGGCCGGGTCAGGTGTTAGCGCACCGTCTCGGCCCGATTATTCTACTGCATTGGATTCACAGTGTGAATCGTCATCTTGTCGGCCAGCCGTCTTCCCCGATGGTGGGCCGTATCTTTCCGCCGCGCCCAGTCACCGCCTCATCCAAAGATTTTTTGAGGTGATGTTCGGGGCAAATTAATTGTAAGTTCCCCGGCTCATCCGTCCCGCCCGATGCCTTCGGAACGATGTGGTCCACTGCGAACCCGCGCCCCTTGCGGTATGGGTTCAGCCTGCCCTCGCGCTTGCATTGCTGGCACAAGCCGAAGTCGCGGGCGATAATGACTTCCCGCAGCTTCGTCCACGCCGAGCCATAGCCGCGAACGTGGCGTGACTCCTTGGACCAAGCCATGCGGAACCTTATGGTTGAACGCGGAGGCCGACGGCGGGGGTCGAACCCGCGACACGAGGTCGGCTGGGAGGCACCGCCACTGTTCTGCCGCTGAACTACGCCGGCACGCGCTCAGGAGGTATGCCTGACGCTTAAAGCGTTCGGTCCGTGGGAGGATAGGCACACCGCCAAAGCGCGGCGGAAACGCAAAACGCGCCACTAGGTTTCCCCAGGGCGCGTTCTGTGATGCTGCAACCTCGCACGAAATCGGAATCGCGTCAAGCGCGCCCCTTCGCCAGCCGTTCCAGCGCATCCGACAGCGCCCGCAGCCCCGCATCATGCCGCCATATCTCACCCACCACGTTGCGGAATGGGTGCAGCCCATCACGGCCCACGACATCGCCCGGCCCGCCACCGTCCAGCACACACGCCTGGATGATGGGAACATCCGCCCGCACGACATGGCGCATCAGCGCGTGGAACTTCGACAGCCGGTCAATCTGGATAGTCACCGCGTGGTCAGGCTTCGGGCTGCTGTCCACCCGTTCCTGCGTCAGGTCCACGGCGCGGCCCATCTGCGTTGCGAGAAAGGCATCGCGCAGGTCGCACGCCACCGAATAGGCCGCAGCCGACAACACGCCTTTGCGGTGCCAAACGTCCAGCAAGTCCACCCGCCGCATCCGCCGCACCCCGTTCGGGTTGAACTCCTCGCCCGTGTCTGGGTCGATGGTGGGCGCGTCTTCTTCGACAAGGCCGGGCCGGTTCGCTGGCCCCATTGCGCCCTGGTCCCATGCGGGCAGCGTGACTTGCGACACGGCCAGCTTGCCCTGCCCCGGCTTGCGCTTGCGGCTGCGCTTCGTGCGGATGTGTGCGGTCATAGTCTGCCCCTCAAGTGAAATGCATTCGGCCAGGCTCATCAGCAGCCACCAAGCGTCACCGGCAGGAACGGCCCGCGCGCCCTTGCCGCCAGCACCTCGGCCTCCAAGTCCGCGACCCATGCGGCAGCTTCGCTCAGTTCCGCTTCCAACGCCGCAATGCGGGCCAGCAGGGCGGATTCTACGCTTGCGGCACCGGGTGGTGGGAAAAACGGGACATGGGGCATGAGCGGCAGTTTGTGGGGCTGTGCGGTCATTCCGTGGACCCCGTCGCAATCTCACCCGCAAGCGCCGCGTAAGCTGCCGCGTCGATGGCGCTGTCGATGTGGCCGGGGTTGCCCGCCATGCGCGCCAGCTTGAACAGCACCATCATGCAGGCGACGTCGTAGGCGTTGTATGGGCCGGGCTTGCGGACGCCGTCCCACCACTCCCAAGCGCCGCCTATAGCTTGGAAGTTGGCTTCAGCGTCGCCATGAACGGCCGCGCGGTCCACGTTGACGTAGCCCTTCGCCGTGTCGAGGATTTCGGAGCGCATCATGGCTTCACCGCGACTGAATACGTTTTGACGTTTGACACCGGGCAGCGCACCCAGACGATCAGGTTCTGCGCCCGCAGCGCCCGAAGGCACGCTTCCATTGTCGTTGACCCGACTCTGAGCGCCCGCTGCATCGCGGCGCGTGTGGCGGGCTGTGCGGACAGCAGCGCGAACACCGCGTCAACCTTCTCAGCGCTTGCCCGGTGCTTCGAGCAGTCCGTGTCCCCGGCCACGGACGCCGGCGGCGGCACGCTGATTGCGCCGGCCCCCTCGGGAGTGATGCGATATATGACGGCCCCTTCGCGGAAGATGCGCTCGACCTGGCCCTTGTCGCGCATGTCGCGCAGGGCGCGGTCCATCGTGCGCTTTGGCTGGCGGGTGGCCTGGAACAGCCCGGCGCGGCTATCTTCCGAATCCGCCAGATGACGCAGAATGGCGAGGCAATTGTTCGAATGCGTCGTGCGCGGAACTACGGGGGCGCGCGGCTCTCTTGGCTCACGCGGCAGTGGCGTCTCCTTCACCGGGGCGATGGCCTTGATCATCGCCCGCCGGATGTCGTCCTGGAAGTAAACCGCCCGCCAATCCTTGAAGGCGTTCTTGATCTCAAAGGGCGGGATCTCGGTCATCATGTTCATGGGGCGGGCCTCACCAGATAATTTCGTCATCGAGGTCTTGCTCGATCTTCGTGCGGGGGCGGATGGCGGTGACTTCTGCGCCGGGGAAAAGCTGCTTCACCTCGGCCACCAGTCCGAAGGACATTGGGCGCAGCGCAACGACAGCCTCGCGCAGCGTGAAGATCACGGCGTCGGGATAGGCGTGCTTGGCGCGGACGGCGAAGGCCACGTCCTGAACGAAGCCGTACCGCTTGCCGTCGATCTCGGTGAGCCAGCAGGCGGGCGGCGATGGGATGCGCCCGGCGGCCCGCGCTTCGGCGTCCATCGCCTGCAAGCCCCGGATGCAGTTCTGCGCGGCGGCGGCTGTGGCGGCGGGGTCGCTGGCCCCGATGCAGGCGTTCAGGTGCGCGATGGCGCTGCCGTACCGTTCCGCCGTGGCGGGCGAGACAAGCGTGGGCAGCACGTCCACGCCCCACACCGAGTCCATTTCTGTGGCGACGGTGTCGAGCGGGCCGACGGCATAGTCGCAGCGGATCTCTTCGGGGGTGGCGCCGCTGTAGGTGAGGCGGTCACCCTTCTTTTGGCGATGAGGGCGGGTCATGCGGGGACTCCGGTAGACACGGTAGACGACTTTCTTAGAGACTTTTGGGGAACCGCTAAGTGAGGTAGACGCGACGCGGTAGACATCCCCACATCTGCCATCATCAAAGCGAAATAGCGTTTATTATCATATAGATAATCTATGTCTAAAAGATTCGTAAGAATACTGTCTACCGTGTCTACCGCTATTTCACTTTTTCCGAACATGACGTCTGCCCCTCTAAAAACCGCATGATGTCTACCGACGATGTCTACCGCTCTACCTGAGCGTCACTTGACGACTACGCAGCGCCCAGCAATTGACGTGCAGCCGCTCTCCGTTTGGCTCTGTGATTGAAACCATCCAGTCCGCGCGCCCACATTCGGCGCAAACAGACCCAGCGGCGCGCGCCGCCACCTCAGACCGAATGGACGACAGTTCAATATCTTGAGCGCGTCCCTTAGCCGCCAAAATGGCTATTCTCTTTCTTTCCTGTTCCCAGCGCTCCGCGTTTGTCGCAGCTATTTCTTTGCGCTCCGCATCGCGCTTCTCTTCCTCTGCGCGTTGATCTTTGATGATCTTTTCGCGCGCGTATTTCTTCTCTGACATCTCCCATATGCTCGCTGCGTCCGAGGCATCTCTGAGATGGACTGGACTAGCGACTGCGGCGACTGGCGGGGGAACGGGGCATTGCGCATTGCTCGGATTGACCGTTGCCACGTCATACATGCGAGACTTTAGGCCATAAACATTTGTGATGATTTCTGCGTTTGTAATGACGCGAAATTTCTTTGACCTCACAAAGTCCTTGCACGCCTCCGGGATATCAAAAGCTTCGCTGCGCCATAGCTTCTGCATGTAGCTCTGCTCAAGCCCTTCGATGTTGAGAATGCCGATTAGCCTTCCTGCGGCTGAGGCCGCCTCAAGTCTCTTGTCTGTCGGCTTGCTGGAATAGACAACTTCAAGCTCCAGTATCGGTGCTCTTTCGTTGTCTGCCGGTGATACTGTCAAATCCGGCCGCCACACTTCACCGCCATAATTCGCGTTCTTTTCTACGCTACAAAAGCCAGTGGGTAAGGCGCGCGTCCCTGCATGGCTGCAAATATCCCTCGCCTTAGTGCGCCCATTCAGCATCTGCGCGGCGGCGTCCCGCACTGCGTTGTGCAGCGTATCTCGGTGCATTTGAGCAAGGGCATCACAATCGCTCTTGCTGGAATGTCTAAAGTGCGCCGCAGCCCGGTCAGATTCTCTAATGAACGAAACGTTTCCCCGACACAGCGGGCATTC